AAGATGTTATCTATTATAAACAGTCTAAAGAATACAATGATTCTGAGTATGAGTCATCAAAAGACCTGAAAAGGGAGATACAAAAAGGGCGTCTTTTATTACTTAGTCAGAACAGGTCTAGTCGAGGGTCTTCTAGTGAAGTATTAGGAAGTCCAGGACAAGGGTCATCTGTTAGTATCAGTGATATAAAAGCAGCTGTACGGGAACTGTTACCGGAGTTTAATAAGACAGATGTGTATGGAGCAGTTCGAGATCTTGCTCCTTTAATTATTGAGGTAGTCAGACAGGAGATTTCTAAACTCAGTATTCAGACACAACAGACAGTAAGTTCCTCTTCTCCAGAAAAAAGAAACTTGAATCTGTCTTCGGGTCCGATATACATACCAGATGTGAATGTAACGGGAATGGTTGCAAATATTAAGACTATGAAAGAGAATAAAATATCTTCTAATAACACAGAAGAAGCTTTGAGAGCTTTAAGAGCTTTAAGAGATCTGAATAATATATAAACATTTGATGAGGAGGTTGAGTATGGCAGTAGGATGTGATATTGGTACATGTTGGATTGTCAGTGCAAGGCAGGGCGATGATAGTCAGATCCAGGTTAAATCTATACGGGATGCTTATTTTCGTACTGAAAATGATGGTGGTTCAGGTATAAAGAGCATGCTTGAAATGTCCAGTGTGTCTTTTATTGAGGATAATGAAGATTTATATATAATTGGGGATAATTCTTTAGTTCTAGCAAATCTGTTTCACAGAGAAGTATGTCGTCCTATGCAGCAGGGAGTGCTAGCTCCGGGGGACAAAAATGCTGAAAAAATACTTCTTCTACTTCTTGATAATATTCTCGGTAAGGCCAAAGTAAAAGATGAACTCTGTTGTTTTAGTGTGCCTGCTGCTCCTACAGATGGAAATATTGATATCGTTTATCATGAGGCTATTTTTAAAAAACTTATTGGTTCACTTGGTTATAGGGCAGAGCCTCTTAATGAGGCATCAGCCATAGCTTTTTCTAATGCTGCAAAGGAACAATTCAGTGCCATTGCAATTTCATGCGGGTCTGGGATGGTTAATGTATGTCTCATGTATAAGACTTTTGTAAGTCTGTCCTATAGCATTCAGGGGGCGGGAGATTGGATTGATTTTAATGCCTCAAAATCTGTCGGGACAACCTCTGCGAGACTCCAAAAAATAAAAGAGATGGGTGTCGATCTTATGAATCCTGCTGCAGGGGACCCGAAATACCTAAGAGAACGGGAAGCGATAGTCATCTACTTTAAGGCCCTTATTCTTCGTATTCTGGATTCTTTAAAAAGTCAGTTTATAGAGAAGCAGTCTACGATAGAGCTACCTGAGAGTATTCCTATTATAATTGCAGGAGGAACTTCAAAGGCAAAGAATTTCTTGGAATTTTTTATTTCTATTTTTAATTCTTTAAAAGAGAAGTTTCCTATTCCTGTGTCAGAAATCAGGATGGCTAGTGGGGATCCTTTACAATCAGTGGCACAGGGGCTGCTTGTTGTAGCTTTAAATAAAGAAGCTAAATAAATGCCTAAGAAACTAAATACTGAAAATTTTATATACCGGGCTAATCTTAAGCATGGCTCGGTATATGGTTACTCTAAAGTAGTTTATAAAAATACAAGAACAGAGATATGTATTATATGCCCTAAACACGGGGAATTTTATCAGAAACCCAATAGCCATTTAAAAGGTCATGGGTGTAAACAATGTAGTCTACAAAATCAAAAGCTGTCTCCGGATCAATTTTTAGAAAAGGCACGATTAAAACACAATAATAAATACAGTTACGACATGTCTATTTACAGCAATACAAGAAGTAAGGTTTTTATTATATGCCCTGATCATGGAGTGTTTTCTCAGAGTGTTTCTAATCATTTAAAGGGTTATGGGTGTCCTTTATGTAAAAACATTAAAATTTCTCAGCTTTACTCATCAAATACTCATGATTTCATAAAAAAGGCCGTTAAAATTCATGGCGAGGGAAAATTTGATTATTCTAAGGTTAGTTATAAATCAGCGGATGAAAAAGTTTGTATAGTATGTGAAATTCACGGGGAATTTAAACAAGAGCCGAGCAAACACTTACGTGGGAACGGTTGTAAAAAATGTGCTGTTGATAATCAAACCATGTCATTTCAAGAGTTTATTGAAAGAGCAAATAAAACTCATGGATTAGGTAAATATGACTATTCAAAAATCACCTGTTTTAAAAATAGTAAAGAAAAAGTTTGTATTGTCTGCCCTAAACATGGAGAGTTTTGGCAAATAGCTGGAGCACATACTATAGGGATAGGCTGTCGCCGGTGTGCTTCAGAAAAATTAGCCAAAGACAGGGCAATGTCACAGGAAGAATTTATTAATAGGGCTAATAAAATTCATAACGGTAAATTTGATTATTCAAAAGTTGTGTATGTTAATAGTATTAAAAAGGTTTGTATAATCTGCCCCAGTCACGGTGAATTTTATCAAAAACCAGCTATTCATTTAAAAACCCGGGGATGCCCTCAATGCAGATATTCTTTAGGAGAGCGGGCTATAATATCATGGCTTACTAAACAAAGTATAGAATTTGACCATTTTTATAGTTTTCCTGATTTAATGTCCCCTAATAAAACCCCTCTTGAATTTGATTTCTGTATAAAAACCCCTATATTTTTAATTGAATTTGATGGAGAGCAACATTTTAGGCCTGTTAGGTTTAATAGCATATCAGAAGAGCAGGCCCTTCAAAAATTTAAAAAAGTTCAGTATTACGATTCTCTAAAAAACCAGTACTGTATTAAAAATGGTATACCTTTATTAAGGATAAATCACAAGGAATTTAAGGACATACCTGAAATTTTAGAGGAAAAGATATTGGGAACAGACAGTTATTTTAAAAAACATGGTGATTTGAAATACACTATTAATGAGCTATATGATAAAGAAAGAGCAGAAAATGAGGGACAGGATATGAAATATCAAAAATATTCAATTCTTTGTGAGGCATTCTAATGGATCGTATACCAAGTGGAATCCCTGACAAATTCTTTGACCTTTCGAAGAATTTTAAGGTAATAGACCATAAGAGCTCTATTATCGATGAAGACCTTAATGACAGAATACAAAAAGAAGGGGCCCATTTTGGGTCAGGGTCAAGCGAGCTGGAGTGGTACAGAAAGAATAAAGGCTACAGCGAAAGGCTTTAATGTATCAGAATTTATTATATGCGGTAAAAAGGCGTATTCTTGATGAGGTGGAACGTGCCTTTGACAGGCACCCTGCTTTTACAGATAAAGTAAAAGTATACAATAAATTCCCTTATGAAGAGCGTGTCCAGTATGGGGCTGTTCTTCGTAATACGTCATCCAGTCAAATACGTCTTTCACCGGATAATTTTATTTCTGATTTAACGTCTCATTGTAGGCTGGCTCGGCAAACAGATTATCCGGGTACGAGTATAGAATGGATAAGAGAGAATTCCTGGGGAATTACTGGTTACATGAAAGAGGAGGATGTTTCTTCTCAGTTATCTTCCACTCAGAGAATGTTTTTTACTCAGTATCCAATGCTGCAAGGGCCGGCCAATACGAGCTACGTGGTAAATCCTATTGGTCAGGTCCAGGTAACAGTGGATGGTGTATCAGTCTTTCCTGAGTATGTTAATGGTGAAAAACGAGTAGTAATGCTTAGACAGGCACCTGCAGATGGGGTCGAAGTAAAAGTCTCCTATTTTTATCGGACATTATCAGACCCAGCTATATGGGTTATTGATTTTGTAGAAGATAATCAATTTATAGTGGCTCCTATATACACTGTGGATAATAAACTTCTTGTGGAAAAGAGTAATGGTACAGAAACGACAGTGAATCTGGGTAATACTAATGTTGATTCAGGGTCTGTCCGTATTTACATGAAATTTAAAGGAGGTCTTCCGACTTATCTGGTAAATGGTACAGACTACTCAGTGGATCTCAGTACAGGTATTATAACTCTTCTTTCTCCACTTTCTAAAAACACTAATTTATATGGAAGTTATCGGTGGCAGCCTACCAATTATAATAATGGTCCTTACACATTTGAGCCTTACCAGGAAAATCATGTAGCTATTCCGGGTGTTGTTTTATGTATTAGTCGGAGGGCTCAAAAAAACGATCGTATGGTAATTATTGTATCACAGGAAAGAGAGCAACAGGCAAAGATATATGGTGGACATTGGGATATGTCTATGGAACTTGCAGTAATATCTAAAGACCCTATTCAGTGTGAGGAAATGACTGATCATTTAGTTAGTGAATTATGGGGAGAAAGAAAAAATGTACTTGAATTTGAGGGCATAACTTTTAATACTGTGGAAGCTTCTGGAGAGAGTGAAGAGAGTTTTGTTGAATCTACCGGAGATGTCTACTATATCCATAATATCAGTATAAGTCTGATGTCTGAGTGGCAGTCTTTCGTGCCATATCTATTTAAGATAGAGCAGATTATACCTGATTTACAGGTTTTACCAACAACAATTATTTATAATGTAGACAGCAGGAATAATCTGACTATAGATAATCTGGCTCCGGCTGATTGGACAGTAGTCAAATATCCTGTTGTAGGTTATGAGAAACTTACATAATTACAAAGAATTTAAAGGGATAATGTGATTTTAGTAGTGTGGTGAAGTAATAATCTTCTAATTATAAGGGACTATTATAATCCTTTATCTGGAGGATAGATTTAAATGCCATTATATGAATATGAATGTAGATGCGGGTATGAGTTTGAAGAGTTGATATTCAATAAGAGTATTGATGCTTCAAAGACGGAATGTAAGAAGTGTGGTTCTTTGGCAGACAGAAAGATGAGTTCGTTTTCAGCTGTTGTTGAGGGTGGTAGTCCTGTAGAGCCGGTAGATATGACGATAGGGCGTGAGGCCAATAAACGTTGGCAGTCATACCATGATCGTCAATCTAAACGACACGAGGGTAAGCTGGAGTCTTTTGAACTGCCTAAAACCAAAGACGGAAAATTTATGCCGGTGATGGCCTTGGGTGACAAGAGTGAGAAGGTAAAACGTACAGAGTATGTAGGAGCGTTACAGGGTCATAGGGCAGAAAGAAATAAACGGGGACAGGGTCAGTTTGATGGTCCGGGCCCGTTTTAGTGGCTGAGAGGATAACCTACATGGGCTTTTGTCCATGAGATACAGATCTAAATAAAATTTATCAGATCCACATAAGATTCATATAAAAAATGAGTAGTGGTTTTCAAAACTTATGGAGGTTATCTTATGGGAATCGGCCCTTTTGAAAGTTTTGCTTTTCCGGGTGTTTACTCGCAAACCCTGAATGAAGCTGCACGGGTCACAGCAGCTGGGGGTCTTCGTTTTGCTGCTTTTGTAGGAGTGGCAGAAGAAGAGACACAAGTAGACAATTTTGAGATGATTCGTGGCTCGAGTTCGATGGCGGATAACAAAATCTATAAAGAAGACGTGTCCGCTTGGTTTACAGGTGCAAACAGAAATTTCAGTGTTACCTTCTATCCTATAGTAAGTGGTAACGGTACTGGGACAACTACAACAGACCCTAAGGCAGTGACAGTATACATTAATGGTGATCCTGTCCCGGTCAGTGCTGTTGTTGGTGCTACTGGTGCGATTAATCTGGTAAACATTCCTGCTCTGGGTGATACTGTACTGGTTGATTATTACTTCAAACGTCAGGATGAGCTTCATACGGATGAAGATCTTGGTGACCAGGTAAACGGTACCAGAACGACTTTTAAAGTTCATTACTCTCCGATTGTTCAGGGAGACGGTGGTGGTATCACAACCACGGATGTTACTAAAATAACCGTGAAAGTTGATGCCGTTACTGTTGTGGCGTCTTCTGTTGATGGGGATTCAGGCCAGTTTACTCTTGATGTTTCTGATACTCCTACAGTAGGTCAGACCCTTACTATTACTTATTATTCAAATGAATGGCAGAATACAAGTGATATTCTTCCTTCACCGTATATTTCTGAGATATCTAAAGTAGGGTATGGCCCGGGAACTTCTGATTTTGTAGAAGGTACGGATTGGGTTTTGGATACTACAGGTAATTTCAAGACCATTAACTGGGGTCATTCATATAAGATAGCATCAGGGACTCATACGGTTGCTACTGAGTATTTAGATGATTCTCAGATTACTGGTACTCTTTATGATAATAGGATATATCGAAGAGGGACTACAGGTACGGTTGATGGTACGAATGTGGCTTTTGTTATTCCGTATACACCGGTAAGTGGTCAGGGCCTTGGTATTGTTTCGGATAATCCTGATCATGTCGTTGCATATCAGGGTACAAATCCGACTGATGCTACAATAGTTGATGTGGTGCAGTTGGACCAGGCAACTAGGACAGTGACTCTGGCAACGGCTCCTGATGCCAGTAGATTTGTTTATGTTACTCAGTACCATAATAATCTTCCTGATGATATCTGGACATATACCAACACAGCAGCGGGTGCTGTCGGTGTTGGTACTTATACAGTAGCAGGGACAGATACAGGGATAGCTTATAATATTGCCTGGTCTGTTTCAGATTCCTCAGTAGCAGATCCTGATTTTGGTACTGAAAATGTGACATATCCTGCCGGTACTGGTGCCGGTAATAGTGATGCACAGGTTGTTCCAGGTTATGGTATGGATGAGACTGTATCTCTGACATTTGTTGATGCAACCACGTTTGTGGCTACTTCAAGTGAAACTGCTGGTACAGGATCTTCTGGGGATAATACAGGGTATCTGAACCAGACTTATATTGATGCAAAAACTGGGTTCAGAGTAACAGTAATGCAGGGGGTTTCTGTAGCATATCAGACAGGTGATTATATAGGTTACACATCAACTGCAACATTCATTACTGCAGCGACTCCGACAAGGGCTGTTCCTGGTATCAGAGTTAGGGTAACGGATACGGAAGATATTGGGGTGAATGACACGGCCACGTTGACGACCTATAATCTTAGTGGTAATGAACCGGCTGTGGGTGATTTTTACTATATCACCTATAAGGAAACCAAACAGTTTGATGATACGGGGATACTTGATGCTAAGCTTTATACATCTGAAAGAGATGCCTTGGCAGATACAGGGGTTCTTTCCAGTACGAATAAGCTTGGTATGGCAGCTCATTTGGCTTTCCTTAATGGAGCGCCAGCGGTAGCTCTTCTTCAGATTCAGAAGACAGCTGGTACTGATGATGCGCCTTCTTCGAGGTACATTGCTGGTATTGACTATTTCAATGAACCTATGAGTACAGGTGATCGGCCGTCTTTGATGATTCCTTTGACCTCGAATCAGACGGTTCTGAATTATCTGAAGAACTCCAATACTATTCAGTCCAGTATCCGTTACGCGAACGAGAGAATGTCCTATTTCGGTTTTGCGACCGGGACATCTCCGTCATCGGCCATGGCATATGCAAGGGCTTTGGCTAATGAGCGTATGACAGGTATTTATCCTGATGGTGCTATTACGACCATTGTGGATGAGCTTGGTAATGAGACTGAGTATCTGGTTGACGGTTCGGTTTTAGCTGCTGCAGTAGCAGGTCGGGATACTAATCCGGCTTTTGATGTGGCTACATCCTTGACCAATAAACCGATTGTAGGTTTCACCAGACTGTATCGTAGACTTGATTCAGTGACATCGGCACAGGTAGCAAACTCAGGGCTGACGTTGCTGCAGGAAAAGGCTGCGAATATTCTTATTAAGTATGGTATTACGACAGATACTTCTTCAGTGCTTACCAGGGAGCCGGCTGTAATCCGGATTAAGGATTATATCCAGAAGGGTTCTCGTAATGTTCTTGAGCCTTATATCGGACAGAAATTCCTGGTACAGAGGATTTCTGATATAAAGCAGACTTTGTCGTCTTACCTTACGTCAGCACAGCAGGCCGCTATTATTAAGTCTTTTACAGGGGTAAAGGTTTATGCAGATGCATCAGATCCTACGATTATCCATGTAGAAGCTTATTACAGCCCGGTTCTGCCGATACTGTGGATAATGATAACATTCAATATCCGTAGTAGCATGTAAAAGGAAAATATGGATGGGGGTCTTTAAAAGGACCCTCATCTTTATAAAAATGAAAACAGCAAATAACATCTTAGAGCTTCTTCTTGATCCTACGGTATTTCCGATTAAACAACGGGTATATTTTGGACCGGGAGAAAATTTAAGAAATGAATCATATGATAAGGCCAAGGAAGAAGCCTTGGCATTGTATGGGAATCAGAGTCAAAACACTGATTTCTACTGTAACAGAAAACAATTATCACGGAGGGCTCACTCAATGGACCGTAAAACATTGATAGCAAGTATGGACATTCTCTCCCAGCAGTTTAAAGAGGATGATCCTATTGCCAAAGATTTGAGAACGATGGCGTATGCAGTTTCGAAGTTGTCGGATGATGATCTTCAGACCAGATTATCAGCAGAAGA